ACCGTCTATGGCACACGCAAACAAGCTGATGAAGTATTAGCGCAAAGACGTATAGAACACAGTTCAGATAAGCCTGTGCCAACGCTCAGACAGGCTTTTGAAGCGTGGTACCTTCCAGAATTGCAAGAACAACTGAAGAAAGGTGAACTCTCTCAGAACACATACAAGAACTATGTCAGTAGATGGACAAGGCACATAGATCCTGTTTGGGGAAGTTTGCCAATCACGGCAATTAAACCTCTTGGAATCCAGGAATGGTTGCTCACTATGACGCAGGGAATCGCTAATACATCGCTTATGTTGCTGCGTAAAGTGCTTGATAAGTGCGTCATGCTTGAGCTGCTACCAGCAAACCCTGCAAGCGTTACGTATAGGATGCCTAAGCAATCGGATAAGCGTGATACGGATGTTTACTCGCTTAGTGAACTTTGCGAAGTTCTAGAAGCTCTGCGTGGCTCTGTTGCTTATATCCCAGCTATTCTCTGTGGCATTGGTTCATGCCGTGTTGGTGAGTCATTAGGCGTAAGAAAAGAAAACATCATGTCTTATGAATATGATGGCATGACGCTTGCCATTATTGACATTGATACACAAGTAGATAATAACGGAGAAGTACTAAACAAGCTAAAGACGTCACAAAGCAAGAGACCTATAGTCATTCCAGAGCCATGGTCAAAAGACATTCTCTCCATTGATACAGACTGGCTTACGGATAAAGGCTATGGAAAGCCAGTAAGTCAGCAAGTAGTGCGTTATGTATGGAATAGGCTTCTCAAAGAAAAGAATCTTAAATACATTCCATTTAGAAATCTGCGTAACTCTTGGCGTACTGTCATGCGTTGGGAGTTGGGTATAGATTCTGACTATGTAGAGAAAATGATGGGTCACGCTGGAAAGGGCGTTGGTGAAATACACTATGATCGTCCACAATGGAAACAGTTTGCTGATGTTGTTGGCGAAGCATGGGTCCGATACCGTGCGAAGAATGATTAACGATTAGGACATTTTAGGACATAAACAGGTATTACATAGCGTTTTAACTGGTCTTTTATTCTATCCCCAATACAGGTATATTATCCCCCAGTAGCGTTTGTATTGTTCACACTATAGTTTACCTGCGATTATATAAAACGCTGGTTCGCTAAATTGATGTGTTTTTGAGATTTAGGACACGTGAAGGACACAAAATATCAAGTCTGTTCTACGCTTTATATTAGCTAGTTTATAGCTATGTTTCCCCAGTTAAACGGCTTGTTGTGAGCCGTTTTAAGACACGCAAATTGCAGAGTAGAGTATTTACTCATAAAAAATACCCCTCCCGCCGTAGCGAGAGGGGTTGTGTGTTACTTAATGCCGGCGATATATCCATCGTCATTTGTGGTTACGGTGATGTCACCCGTGAGAAGTTTGCCTTCCTTATCGAAGGCGCAGATGTTGTCTGCTCCAACCTCAAAAAGGCAACCCTCAACTCGTGAGCCGTCAGAGCGCAGATAGAACCAGTCATCGTCAAGCTTGAGCCAGCCAGTAATCATGCGCCCTGTCTCGTCGAGGTAATAACGCTTGCCGTCACGCTCCTGCCAGCCAGTAATCATGCGCCCATCAGAGCCTAGCAAATACCAGCTGTCGTTGTATGTGAGCCACTTATCAGCTTCAAGCGCGCCACTATCGTCGAAGTGCCACCAGAACTTCTCAGAGCCTTCCCAAGAAGCATGGACCCAGCCGGTGAGCATCCAGCCGGATTCATTGAAGTAGTACCACTTATCGCCGACCTTATACCAGCCGATGGCGTACTCACTCGCGCTCTCGCCCGTTTGGTACCACCAAGAACCCTTGCCGTCTGTGTGCCAGCCGCGCTCCTCAACGGATCGTGTGCCGGTCATAACCTCATACCAGTAGCAAACGCGCTCCATAAAGTGCGCATTCTGAGAGCCTGCAAGCTCACCGGGGCAAGCGGTTGCCACAATCTGTTTGTGTGGTCGGACGTTGCCGCCCCATCGAGGGTAGCCGAGTCCGTACTTAATAAGCAACGCAGCAACAAGGTGTGCGCCACTCTCTAGGGTAGCTTCTGACACCGTCCACGGGTTCGTGGAGTTGTTTGCGTGCTCGATGCTAATACTCTCGCAGTTGGCAGTCCAGCGACCACACGCCCATGCGGTGTTGTTCTCCAGTACGTGCTGGGTGATAGTGCCTGCACCGTCCACAGAATAGTGCGCAGATTGTGCCTGCATCCTGTCCCACATGGCTGTAATGGCTGCACCATCTAAACCCGTGGCAGCTTCGTGGTGTACCACGATATACTGCACGGAATGACCGTCTCGCCCAGCTGAATATGCTGACGTTGGAATATACGCATCCGCGGTAATCTCGCCCGAAAAGTCTGCCATTAGTGCGTCCCCTCGTCTAAAGGGCTCACGCTTGGTTTGTCATATGTCATTGCACGCGCAGAATCGCTAATGCCCTTAGTAGTTGGGTCAACCGTGACGCCGATAGCACCCAGCACCGCTACAACCACAGTACCGATGAGATAAGGGTTGCTGATGAATTTAACGAATACATCAGCAAGGCTGCTCCAAGTGGTAAGGTCTGAGTAAGCTAGTCCCAAATATGCCAGGATAGGACTCATGACGATGCCAGCCATTCCAAGCCACCATGCAGGGTTATGAAGACGTACTTTCCAGTTAATCATTTGTTGCTCCTTTACTTCTCAAGCTTAGTAATGCGTGAGTCTAGGTTTTTTACATCTGTCTTGACCTCTGCGAGGTCTGTTGCTGCTTTTTTTGAAACCTCATCCGCCCTTCGTGCGACAATGCCAACAACGGAAAGCTCAGCCGTGTGCTGAGTGAGTGTTGCAGTCAAGTCAGAAAGTGATTGCTGATACTTGCCAAGCTGCTCATTCATGACTTGCTGGCGCGTCTCTAAGCGTGTGAGGGTGTTGGTGATGGTACTCTTCCAAGCGTCTTCTTTCTCTTTGTCTTCTCGACTAGCACGCTGCCAGTTCGAGATAGCAACAAGACCGCCCAGAAACGCACCTACAATGGAGATGAAGAAGGAAACCATTTCAGCTGTAATGTTCATGACCTCACCTCCTAGTGACTTACCGTAAATGTGAGGGATCCATAACGCCATGCGTTAGAGGCTTTTCCGCCTTGGTCTTGAAGGTAAATGTTGCCGTCAGGTCTCGCTGAGATAGCAGTAATAACGTCAGCGTGTCCGGGGCAAATACCTGAGTCATAGACGATTGACTCATTACCGTCTGTGGCTGAGCCGTACTTTTCATGATCTACTAGAGGTGGTCTTGAACCTTCTGGAAGAGTGAAGGGGCAACGGACAGCGTCGTAAGAAACATTGTTAGCCAACCAACCTCTGACCTTGATAGTTACAGAGTCCCCTGTTCGGTAGATGTGCCAGAAGTTGTTGTAGCTGCCTTGTGGTTGCAGGTAGATTACGTCAAAGTCAGTGTCAGACTGCTTCTTGTCGTCTCCAAGAACGTTGATAGTAGGCAACAAAGATACTGGCTCACCAACGGTAATGCCGTTGATTGGTAGACGGTAGAGGGGCATGCAAGCTGTAGTAGATCCTGAGAGAATGTCACCCTTTACATAGGTTGGGTCTACCGGATTACCTTGGTTGGTTGGTGTGCCCTGGATAACCTCGCAAGTAAACTTCTCGACACCGCCAACCTGCTTAGAATACTTCAGCACAACTAAGTCATTGCGCTTATAGCCTGCACGACCATTAGCAACATTAAGCTCAAAAGGCTCTTCATTAGTTACCATGCGAGCGTCAAAGAGCACATCACCTGTGTCAATGCGGACTCTGTTAGCAGTCTGCATGGCAGCCTTGATTTGGTTTTGCGTCTGCAAAATGCCACGAACAGAGCCAGCTACACCAGCAATCAACCTGCCAATCTGAGGGGCTGTAATGTGGTCCTTGCCCTGGAATGAAATAACGCCATCAAAAGCCATTTAGCCCTCCTTTACCATAAATTGAGCGAACTCTTCATCACGCTTGCGTGCGAGCTCACGATACTTTGCAGCGCAGTCAGGGCAGAGAAGATAACTCTGCTGCACGCCGTCTGCTGATACTCTGCTTATGCTCTTCCATTGCGATGTTGCAAAGTCACTTTCAAGAAGAAAGGCTTCTTTCTTGCACCTATCGCATTGGAAGCGTGCAAAGCCACTTGTTTTTGCCATTAAGCTGTCCTTTCCCATTTAAAGCAGCCAAGAGAAGGTAGTTGTTGCCATCTACCTCCGTAGTTTGATTGCGGGTTAACAAATGAAGTTGTTTCAATCACAGAGCCGACAGGGAAGGATGGTGTGGCTACACCGCCTTGAGTTGCTCCCTGGACGTTGATAGTCACGTCACTAGATCCATCAAATGAAGCTGTACCACTCACAGAGCCAACTAACTTGATGGTGCGTGGCTGCGAGAGCTTCTTAGCAGCGTTAGCGTCACCGCCTGGTGTAGATGCACCAGCGTATGGGTGAGTGTGGTTTGCAGGAGCTGCACCAACTTCTTGTGCTGTATATGTTGGCTTTGCGGGAAGCTTTACGGTGTGCGTGTGAGCGTCTGTGACGTGTCCTAAAGCGTCAACATTGACCGTTGCGCCTAATTGCACGGTGTCACCCCAAGAAGCGTCTACGCTGCTCTCAGAGCCGTATGTGCCAGCAGTCACACTAGAAGGCTCATGAGTAAGAGCAACTGTGCCACCTGTGCGCTGAGCCTTAATTGGCGCAGTGGCTGTGACTTCTGCCACTTTAGAGTCAACCTGCAGCGTGGCTCTGCCAATCTCACTGGCTGAATCTGTTGCTACTTTGCGAGCTTCATTTACCTTGTTCTCAAGGCTCTTGAAGTCTGCTCTAGATACTTCTGCAGAGATGGTACGTCCAGCAATAGAGATACCAGTACCAGCTGTGTATGAGCTTGACACTGCGCCAGAGCCTGTGGAAGAACCGTGCTCAGCTGTACCGGATGAAGAAGTATTACTGGCTGTGCCACCAACCTTGTAGCTAATGCTTACTTGGGTGTCTGTAACAATAATTACTTTGGTGCCAACGGTTGCTGTAACGTGTAAGCCAGTCACAGGATCTATGCCAGGAACAATGTCACCGATTCCAAACTCTTCATCATCATCCAGTGTGACGTTAATTGAGTCAGCAGCTTGATACTCTTTGAGCTTCTTAGGACCGTCTTTCTCAAGCTCTTCACGACTTGCATTGGTGTAGTTGTAGGTTGTGGTGCGCTCATCAATGCCAAAGAGCGTCTGTGTGGTGGAGATATTGCCACGCTCGTCTGCGTAGAAGTGCACAACGATACGGTTCTTCAGTTCACCAGAACCAAGACAAATAAGATGGTTGTAAGGTCTTACAACTCTCTTAATAGTTACGTCTGAGTGTTCAGCGTCTGCGCCATCAGTCCAGTCTGTAATTAGCTTTACCGAGAGCACAATCATGCGCTCAATAGAGTCATACTCAATGTTGAGACGTGAGGAAGAATCAGCAAGCATCTTTCTGATGCCTGTCCAAGCATCACAGTACCTGTCGAATGTGTATTTAACGGTTACGCCAGAAGTTTCTTCTGAGACCTTGAACTGGTTAGCAAGTCCGAGACGCTGAATAAGCTGCTTTAGAACTCCGTGAGCTTCACCACGCACGCTGAGATAGTCTTCTCCACTTTGTGGCTCAAGGACTTTATCTCTGATGATTCCTTGCCATGATCTACCAATGTAGGTGATTGTGTTGTTGCCTGAGTTGGACTCTCGCGCATCAACCACACCGCCCCATTCAGTACCTTCAACATAGACGTATGCGCCATCATCGAGACGCTGCTCAGAGTCAATGTCGAGCGTGAGCTCAAAGTCATTGCCAGTGTCTCCATATTCGAGGTCAAGGCGTGCTCCTTTGAGCACGCCAATATCGAGATGTGTTGCGTCTGTGTAGCTAATGTCTGGCATTATGCACTCACCTCACTAGATGCGCTCTGAGTGCTTACCGCCCTTGGTACGCGTGTCTCACCCTGTGGTTGTTCTTTCTCATATGGAGGTGTGGAGCGTGTCTCATAGAGCGTGAGGTCAAAGTCGAAGGTGTTATCCCATGTGATGTCATCAGTTCCTGGCTTAATTGGCTCGAAGAGGTACGAGCCAGAGCCGTGGGCTCCACGCTCTCGGAACTTATAGACGTTCTCACGGGTGCCGTTATCCTGGACTACAACAGCGGTCTTACTCTGAGAATCAACCTCAAGGTATGCACCAGCTGCAATAGTGGTGTTTACCTTGTGAAGGTTCTCGCCAATTCTGATGTATGGGTTTGTGGCAGGACCATAGACACGCCAAAGCCAAGGAGAAGCACTCTTGGAAGGATTAGTGAATGACTTAGCGGGCTTACCCTGGACAAGGTCAAAGGGGAAGTCCCTTGGGAAGTCAGGCTTAACGCCTGTAATGGCTCCTGCTGTCTCATGCTCAAAGTAGAGTGTCGTTGCCTTAAACCATGTGGGGTCCTCAACAAGAAGCGTCAAGACGAACTCTGCAAACTTGTCAGAGAGCCAGTAGTTAGTAGGAGCACCGCCAATGATGTAGCAACGGATACCCCAAGAGCCTACTGTGAGCGTTCCTGGGGTACGGTTTAAGATGTCCTTCTCGCCAAGCTCAATAATCTTGTTACGTAGCTCCAAGCCTTCTTCATCGCTTTCAGCTGCAATGCCAACAGGGAACTTGATTGTCTTTGGCTTGTGGTCACGCCGTCTGAATGACGTAATTCTGCTCGAGTTCTTGCCGGATGTGTACGACCACATCCAGTCTCTGAGTTCGTGCTCCATGTAGTGGAGGGACTTATCAGCCCCTCCAAACTCCATGTACTTGTTACCGTCAGAAGTTGTATATCTAATGTCTGTGCGCATTATGCGCTCACCTCTCTTACCATTCGACCAAACTCACGATTGTTCACGTCAACTCTTACAGGCTTGCCGTATGCGTCCTCGATGCGCTTAGTCATGACATCCATCTGTGCTGAGAGATCTGCAATGGCTTGGTTGGTATCTGCGTAGATGCCATTAGCCACAAGTGACGCTGTCATATCCATTTGTTTGTTGATAGGGACATTGAGCGCATAGCCATCAACGCCACTCTGAGCAGCTTCTGCGAGGTCTTGCGCTGCTTTGTAAACGTCTCGCTTACCACCAGCAATACCAACAACAAAGCCGTCCACCGTGTAGCCACCAAGACCAGCCATGACGCGTGAAGGCGAGTGAATGCCAAGAAGTGCTTTGACTGCGCCAACAACGCCGTTAAAGACTCCACAGACTTGGTCTGCTACCCAGCCAGCAAGACCAGATACGCCATTTACAAAGCCTTGGATGAATGCACGTCCTGCGCTACCAAGGTCAAAGCTTGTGATGGCATTCTTTGCTTGGTTGAGCAGGTTTCCGACCGCTCCAAGCAAGCTGCCAATAATCTGTGGAACTGCTGCGACAATGGCTGTAAAGAGTGTTACTGCTGCACCAAGGAGCATTCCAATAAACGTTGGAAGGTTAGAGACAACGGTGCCAATAAGGTTGCCAATGTTGCCAATGAGTCCTGGAAGAATGACAGGGATAGCGTTCACGATTGCCACGAAGAGGTCCACCGCTGCTTGAAGGAGTGTCCCAACAAAGCCAGGAAGACCTGAGATAAATACATCAATAATCTGAGGTAGTGCAGCAGCCAGTGCTGGAATGATTGCCACAACACCATCAACAAGACCCATGAAAAGACCTTGCGCTGCTTCAAAGAGAGCCGGAGCGTTAGCAACAAAGCCGTCTACTAGACCTTGTAGGATCTGTGGAGCTGCTTCTGCAAGCTGTCCTGCAACCTCAGTGAGTGCTTGCAGGATAAAGGTGAACGCCTGCATAGCTCCAGCCATAAGGGAAGGCGCAGAAGCCACGAGAATGTCACAGATTGCACCGGCTGCAGCACTGACCGCTTCCAGTAGTCCTGGAGCGATTTGCTGCCATGCTGCGCCCATCTGTCCAAAGAGAACCTCAAAGGCATGAGCCAATGTAGGACCTGCAGAAGCAAGACCAGAAGCCACCTGTGGAAGAACTGAGCTAATTTGAGAAGCCAGTCCAGGGATGGCATCAGCAATGCCAACGATATTGCTTGCAATGTTTGCTGCTGCCTGCGTGATGTCTCCACCCATAGCAACAAAGGCTGTGCCAGCTACCACTGCAGCGATTGAGAGCACACCAAGCACCACAGTTGCGCTACCAAAGCCAGAAGCAAGGTTTGCGACCACGCCCATGGCTGGTTGCACTGCTCCTAGAAGCTTAGGACCTAGACCTGTGAGCGCAGGTCCTAAAACGCCAGCGATAGCATTGCCAACACCACCAAGCTTGGCAGCAATAGGAGCAGCAAAAGCAGAGACTGCACTTCCAGCCTTGGAGAGCGCAGAGGTTACAGGACTCATAAACTGAGCCACGTTACCGCCAACAGTTGCCAGCACGCCCTGCGCATTTCTCGCAATAGAGGTGAGGTGCAGCGTTGCAGTTGCTGCCATACTCTTAAATGTAGACTGTGCAGCAGAAACAATGGATACAAGCTTGTTCTTAATGGGGTTGTTGAGACCGCTGAAAGCCTTTATAAGCTTGTCTCTGAACTCCCAAGCGTAGAGAATTGCTGTCTCCAGCCTGTCCTGGACGGTTGCAGCGATTGCGCCAAAGAATGACTTAAAGCCTGTGCTTAGACCTGCAACAGTTGAGAGTGTGCCAGGAATTATGCCCTTGATAACGGATAGACCATTTGCAACAGTGCCGGAAGCCTTGGAGAACGCTCCAAGCATCTTGCCAGCTGTCTCCATTGACTTACCAATGACAAGAAGTGCAGGACCAGTGCCCGCGAGCATGCCAATAGACTTTGCAATGGTCTGAATGTCTGAAGCTGACATCTGATTGATTGCATTAGCTGCGTTGGTTGCCATGCCAGCGAGAGCTTCCATGCCACGCTCAAAAAGTGGCATAAGAGACTCAACAAGCTTCTGAATTGGGTCTGCCAGCTTGGAGAGCGCGTCTGTCATCTTCTTGTATGCATCTGTCTGATACATCTTCATGATGGTTGCGGTTGCTGCGTCAGAGAGATTTGAGAGCACGCCAGTAAGTGTCCTGGACTGCTTAATCATGAGCCCGCCAAAGTCACCCTGCATACCAGCTCTGATTGCTGCAATGGCTACATCAGCACTGACTGCCTTCTTGGTAACCATCTCCATTGCGCCAGCTACGTCTGTATGTAGTGCCTTTGCGAGGTACTCCCAAGCGGGAATACCAACCTCAGTAAGCTGCATCATCTCTTGTGAAGCTGCAGTACCTTTACCGTGCATCTGACCAAGAGCGCGGGTAATAGCGTCAATGCCTTGCTGACCAGCACCGAGCGCAGCAGTTGCATTACCAACATCTGTAAGCATGGGGATGACATCATCAGCAGCAAAGCCATAGGCGAGCATCTGCTGAGTTGCTTTATTAAGACCTGCCATCTCAAATGGTGTGGTCTTAGCAAACTCGACTAGATCAGCAATCATCTTCTTAGCACGCTCAGGACCAAGCATGGTATTAAAGGCAATGTCTACTTGCTCAGCATTTGCAGCGGTCTGACTTGCCCACCTGGCAGCTTTAACACCTGCAATGGCAAGGGGAGCGGTAATTGCAGCGGTAAGTACCGTGCCCGCTTTAGAAAAGCCACTACCAAGGCTTGAGATTGCCTTAGAAGTCGTATCAGTTAGCTTGGAAACCTCGCTGGCGAACTTGGAAGAGTCACCTAAAATCTCAATGACTACTTTTCCATCTGCCAAATTGACCTCCTAGAAGTTAGAAGTTACGGAGTGCCATCTCTCGTAATTCATCTTCCGTTGGAGGTAACGCCCAAACTTGAGCACGCCTAGCATGAGCACGTTCTTCTTCCTTTGTGGTGTCTCCTTCAAGCGGGCTTCTTGCAGCTACGGCTTGCCCCGTGAGCGTGTCTGGAGTGGCAAGGAGTGCTAGGTATAGATTGATGAAGGTGTACCAGTGGAGCTGTGTGGCTTTGCTGGTGAGGTCTATTGAGTAGACGCGCATAAAGTCAGCGGTCACAATGCCAGCGTCATAGTGCCAGTCAAAGTTCTTCTTTCTGTAGTACTGGATACGCTTGTACTGCTCACCGTATGAGATAGTGTCAAATGCCCCTGCTACCCACTCAGACGCTGCCTGAAGGGCTTCTACTGGGTACTTAGACACTTGGTCTGGCAGTACGCCATTTTTGGCATAGAAAAGGTTTAGTGTCCTTGCATTAGCAACAGCACTGTTCTCTGTATCCATTGTCATGTAGATGAGAGAGGTTCTAAAGCCACTTTTAATGGGTACAGATACTCCCGCCACATCGACTGTGACGGGAGCACCTTTGATAACCGAGTCTAAAAACATGGATTACTCGTCCATGCTGGAGTTCTCTTTGGTAATAAGCTCAGAGACCTTGGACACAGCGTCGCTTGCCGAATAGACCTCCGTCAGAATCGAGATAATTTTCATCAATCGGTAGATGTTGAGTCTGTTTGCCTTGCCAATAAGCTCCTCTGCAGCTTCCTCACCAAGCGCAAAAGCAACGATATTGTGCGCTTCTTCTGCAAGGGTTGTGAGGTTGTCCATTACCTCATCATTTGTGAGCCCTGTAAAAGATGACAGGCGCTTTGCCCAAGAGTTGGCTTCTACAACGAATGTGATATTGCCCAGATCTACGTCGTAGGTCTTGCCCTCAATCTTCACCTTTGCTTTTGGTGCGCCGTCAAGCTTGTAGTTCTTCAGTGCCATAAGTGTTCCTCTCTATAGGGTTACCTTGTGGATATCTTGTGACACGGTTAACGCCAAATAAAAAAGCACCCAGCGTGTGCCAGGTGCTTCCCCAGAGAGGAGAGGAATGGGGACTATGTCTATGCAGCCTTAGTGAAAGCTGCAGTGTCATAGTTAAAGGTGCCATACTCGTACTCATCGGTGATTGCGACCTTAAAGGCAATCTTGATAGGTGCAATATCAGAGCCAGAGAATGGCGAGACATTCAGCGTTGCCTTTGCGTGCTTAGCAACGAGAGCAGTCTTCTCACAAGCCTTACCTGCCTTGAAGTCATATCCACAAGTGCGGACATACTCAACAGGAACGTCCAGAACGTCCTCATAGCTTGCAAGAATCTTCTGGATGCCACCAGGACCCATAGCGTCAACCTCAAAGCTGAAGGTGTCGGTCTTGCCTAGGTTGTACTTAGGCTGGGTCTTACGGTCAATATAAGTTGGCTCATAAGACTTAGCTTCACGCTCTGGGTCTGCCTTGGTGGTCTCGGTTACACGGATGAAGTTAGTCTGTCCTGGGAACTTAATCCAGTGCTGAATCTCATAGATAGAGACAGGCGTGCGCTGTGTCTCTGTTGGCTGTACGACAGCTGGTGATTCTGGCATAGTACTTCCTTTCTTTAAGGGCTAAACCCTGTACTTGATTTGGGCGATAAGCTGGTAGGTTGCGACTCCGTCTTCACCAACACTAAAGGGAGATGGCAGTGTGGTGACATCATGGGCATACACAACAACACCCTCTGGTGCACCACCGTCTTCGATGGCAGCTTGGACTTTACGCAGCATGGCAAGACCGTCAATGCGCTCCTGCTCGTCTAATGGGCGTGTCTGCAGATATACCTCGTAAGGGAACTGCTTAATACCGCCACCAGAACAATAATGAAGCACCCATGGCTCACCTGGAGCAGCCTTAAGCATTGCTTGTGCAGCTCCAGTACCATTAGGGAACTGACCATATTCAACAGGAATACCCGTGAGGATATCTTTCAGCCAGTCAGTAACGCTTTGAGCGATGTCTACCATGCCCCTCCAACTTTCTCTCCAATAACTTTTGCGAACATTTGCTGCCATGCATTACCTCTGACACCTGCGCAGCGGTCATACCAGTGATCACAGGCATTAGGGGCGTGCAGGGCATTCTGAAGCGTATTGTGGTTGTGCGTTGAGTAGTACTGAACACGTGCATAAGCTGCTGCGTCTCCTGCGCCCCACTCAGCGTAGGCAGCACTGCCAGTCTGACGAGTAGTGCCAGAGCCTTGCAGGGCTCCTGAGTCGTAAGGGACATAAGTCTTACAGTCAGCTAGTACATTTTCAGCGACAATGCCAAGGGCAGCTTCTACAGCGTTTGAAACCTTGTCTTTGCAACGTTCAACATCAACGTCAACCACACGCATTCTCATCTGGCTTCTACCTCCACATGATGTGTTTCGTGGTGAGTGGAATAAGGGTTTACAGAGCGCACCATACGCGCGTCTTGTGCTGGCTTCTCCTCGGAGCTAATGCCACGAATAACGAAGTCACCAGCCTTGAGACCCGGGTCTCTGAAGAACCACACTTTAAGCACATTGGCATTCTGTGGTCCTACTGTCGAAGCAGTATTTGCGAGCTTCTCTTCAACGTGTACACCTTGATAGATAGATCGCGTGAACCCTTTATCTTGCTTGTGCCAAACGGTGACAGTATCCCAGGCAATCATTGGATACCCCTCCAAAGAAGACCTGTACCTACTAAGAATGGATACACGCAAGAGAGGTCAGAAACGCTTGCTTGAGCGTCTGTGTAGGTGTAGGACACACTACCAACGCTCTCACTCTTAATCATTCCACGTGTGTCTTTGCCGGCTACTCTGTCGCATAAAGCGCAGAGAGCAAGTAGCCACTTCTCGCTGTACTTCTCAGGGACCTCTTCACCAGTCATCGAGACAAGCAGTGCTTGAGCCTTGACGAGGGGAGCGTCTAGCTCACCCTCGCCAAGAGAGCCTTTATACGTGTTGCGGTAGAAGTCGTATGTAAGGCTTGGGGTTGCCATTAAGCAGCCTTAGGCTTCAAGACACCAGCAGCCTTAGTTGCCTTCAATGCAACACCGCAGACGAACTCAACATCAACGCTCTTGACAGCACCTGGAGTGGTCCAGTCAGGAAGTGCAACGGTGAATGCGTTGTCACCCTGAAGAGTGATGCCGTGGAAGCCGTCCATGCCAAGGCAAGCAGCATAGATAGAGCCGTCAGTGATAGAGCCGTCACGGACCTCATGGATAGCAATGCCGTTGTAAGCCTTAACGACGTTGCCAGCGGTCTCTTTAGACTCAGTGCCAAGACCAACAACACGCAGAAGTGCGTTCAGCTTGGTGTACTGAGCTGCGTTCATCATGAGTACATCAGGGGTGCGCATGAGGTTGGAGAGCATGGTGTCAAGCTCCTCAAGGTAAGCAAGAGCAGCTTCCTTAGTGGTGACCTTGACATCAGTCTTAGAGGTCATCTCAGTGGAAGTGGTCTTCAGAGCAGCTGCGAGACCGTCAAAGCCGTTTGCGTCCTTAGTAGGAGCAAAGATACTGGCGTTGAACTTGCGAGAGACTGCGTCCTTAGCCTGCTCCAGATACATCTCATAGAGGTCATCTGCAGCAGCCTTGGCAACACGATCCATCTGGAACGTAGAGCCGAGAATACCAAGGGTGGTAGTCTTCTTCTCAACAGTTGGTTCAGATGCGACTGGCTCAGCACCAAGAGCACGGAATGCAGCAGAAGATGGGGTCTTTACGCGCTTATAGCCGTAGACAAGGTCAGAGGTGCCAGAAGCATTCATGCAGTTGTCGAAGGTCAGCGCACCGAGCAGGTAGTTGTCGGTAACAAGCTCATTGATGAAGCCCTGTGTGAGCTTATCGCCAGAGTTGGTTGCAAGGGTAGCGAGATTAATCATTATTTTCCAAGTCCTTCCTTAATGTTGCGAGCAATGCCAGAAGAGCTGCCGGCGGGCTTGCCGGTAGTGTTTACGCTCTTTGGCTCAGACTGGAAGAGATAAGGCTTAGCTTCTTTAAGCTTAGAAACGTCACCCTCCAGAGCAGCAAGAGCAGCCCTACCAAGCTCCAAGTCAATGCAGCCAGCAGAAGTAAGCTTTGCTTCAACTTCTGCCTTCTCCTTGGCTTCCTGTGAGTCTTTGAGCTGCTTCTCAATGGCAGAGATACGCTCATCAGAAGAAGCCATAGACTTCTTCGATTCTGCGAGCTCTGCTTCCAGCTCTTTAATGCGCTTCTCACGGTTAGCCAAATCACGCTCTAGCTTGTGGGTATTTACATTTGCGCTTGTGTCCTCGCTTGCAGCAGAGTCTTGGGAAGATGCTTCCTCTTCTGCTGCTTGGTCCTGGGACTGGTTATCCTGCGTAGAGTCTTGGGTGTCAGAGTCTTTCTTTTCCTCTGTGACCTCGTCTGGTGCAGGAGATCCATTACGATGCATAGACCAAATCCTTTCAGTCAATCGCAGGTCCTTTTCCTGCGCTGAAAGAATTGTCTGTGAGTGTTAACAGCTAAAAGAAAACCCCGCTTATTGCGGGGTTAGGAGTTTCTTTTGTCCTTCTTTAGTTAGACCGTCCCATAAAAAATATTGTGGGTATCTTTTAGAAAGACCATGCCAGCGAATTGCAGCGACAAGCTGCTCACTTGGCAAATGTGCAAAAATAGCGAGTTCCATCTCAATCGGATAATTATCTTTGCCGTATTTTTTAACAAGCTTTATCAATTCTTTTGAAAAATATTGATTTGCCTTTTTAAGAGCATCAAAAGATATGTCCAATGGATTACATACAAGCTCATAATCACAGACCATTTTGCACGCTCCTTACTATTAAATCAGCAATTCTATTTTTACCAAAGCCGTTTAAGGCAACGAATCTTAATGCTTCAGCTAAAAACTCAGAAGCAGCTTCTTCTTTCATTCCGCTATTATACTCTTTTAAATAGGGTGATATGCTTTCAAGCTCCTTCTCGTATTTTTCACCATCGAAAAATAATCTTCCGTATCTTTCCATATAATAAACAGGTATTTCATTATCAAGAAAAGTGTTCTCAAGTAGCTGATTTAACTTCGACTCTGGCATTTCGTCAATCGAATGTTGCTTGAATTTAATGATGTTTTTAAATTCAGCGTTCCATTCCTCGTCAGAAAGTAAAGCCCACTCTCTTGTATGTGCAAGCTCATGAAAGATTACCTGTATACGCTCGTCCTTTGTTTTCTCAAACAGAGTACTAGTGACTTCAATAACAGTTGCGTTATCTCTCCGAGATGCCTGAGCTAGCGTTCCATACTCAAGATTGTTGTTTAACTTGAAGTACAAAGGCTGTTTAATGCTTTCGCCGATAAAGTTAAAGGCTTGCTCAGACGCAACAGCAATTTGCTTTTGTATGTTTAGCGGGAAATCGTTCTGAGAAAAGTCAATGTTTACCTGTGTTCTTTCTTTAAATATGCCAGGAACATCTACATCTTTGCCTGAGTAAGCCTTCATGAGTTCTTTTGTATCCTCAAAAGAGCCTTTAAAGCTTGCATTTTTAGACTGTCTAGCAAGAATCGGACGAGTATTCAACGCCCTAGGTTGCTTGCTTACCGCCCAGGCACGCTCACGCTCATAGTCACGGCGAAGATGATTGTCATGCGTGAACTGACGCAGCTTGTCTTGCAGCTCACCAAGCCTAATGCGCTGCTTTACCGCATCTGCTCTCACCTCTTGAAGGTAAGAGATCTCTCTTTTTTGACTTCTAATGAGACGCTCATATCTGCGCTGCTTCTGCGTGGCTGCGTAGTACTCATCACTGGTCATGCCTGTGATGCGCTCTTGCTCTGAGTAGTCCATATCTGGAAGCTGTGAGTATCCAGGGACATAAGGGGTCATGTAGTGGTAGCAGTTAGCTCCACAGAGACCTGTTACCGTGCCATAGCCGGTTGACTCAACAAGAGAGGGATACTCGGTACTTCTACCGCTTCTTGAGTACACTTTGCCTTGCCATTCAGCATGACTTGGACGCGCTCCAAAGTGAGCGTCTACGAATACCAAGTCCCACTCCCACTCATCCATACGCTGCATAAGTAGGCGGTTTCTTGCTTGGTTAGCCTGGGAGACAATATGGCGTCTTAGAGCTGCGTCAATCGTTGTCTTAGTACCACTGATATAGTCGATAGTCTCAAGCCCTGAGTTAGCAAGTCGTGTAACACCACGCTCCATAACGGCTCGTGTTGGCTCTCCTGCTTGATGACGTGCGATTGCTTCAGCGGTTACGTCATACCAGAGTGCTGCTTGGTCTTTGGCAAGTGCAATGTTTTGACGCTCAAGGACCTCATTCATGCCCTGCGCTGTCTGAGCAGCGATGATAGTTGCTAAGTTAGTCATGTGACGGCGTGAGCCCATCGCTCGCACAAACTGCCCCACGAGCGCGTCATCAGTCTTTTTAAGCGCATTCTTTAGGACCTCACGTGTCTGCTTGTCGATGGCTGGGCGGTACTTGTAGTAGATCGCGAGAGCTTCTTCGCGAGAGAGCCTAGAGAGACGCTCAAAGTCTGCAATCTCTCGACCTCTAATGACTGCGCCATTAGTGCGTACAACCTCATCAAGCAGATTGAGAAAGAAGTATGAGAGTTCCTGTACATAAGCAGACTGTGCGCCCCCTACGAGACGCACAGCGATTTCTTCAGTCGGTTTCACGGTTATTCACCAAGGTCTGCGTCAAGTGCGACACCGCCAGTCTCGCTGGTAAATGTCTTTGCGTCTTCCTCACTCATGCCTTGGTACTTGACGAGGTACTTCCACTTAGGACAGAGACCGCGTGCAATGTCATCCTTCATCATGTCGCGGTCTGCTTTGTCATCTGAGATAACCGAGTCATCCCACAGAATGTCAACCGGCACAGGCTCGTCTACCTTGTAGCCGTTCATTGCGCACTCTGCAGCAAATGCGCCCTGGACAAGGTCTCTTACCGAGTTCTCAATGGAGTGCTCATGCTTTCTGATAGTCCTGATAAGCGTTGCGTTAGTGCTTACAACCTCTGTTGCCGTCTTGAGTCCCTGTCCCAGTGTGAATGACCAATATCCAGCACCAAAGCCAGTTCTAAAGCCCAGCACAGCAAGGGCATTGTTGAATGCCGTCACCATGTCATCAATGTGTGTGTCAGGGTTGTAGACGGTCATAGGCGACTCCGCACTAATGCCAGCAGAAATTGGTGCGAACATAATCTGGTCCATAGTGTTTACAAACTTAGCATTGCCCTTGCTGTCACGCACAATAGCTTGCTCGTCTACAACCATCTTTGGCAGTGAGACTCTTACCTGCCAATACATCTGGTTAAATGCTTCATCTACCAGTCTGCAGGAGTCGCAGATATCCTCGATGACAGATGTGCCTAACGGTGTGAGCTCGTCATGAGCGTTGTACTTAGCTGGCTTAACAAGCGCGTAGGTTGGCAGTGGCTGCTTAGTATCGACAAAGCCTGTAATGCCTTCAACTTCAACAGGTGTAATGCGGTTCTGCGAGTTAAAAAGCAGCGTCTCTACCACGTGGGACTGTGTCTCTTGATTAAAGTATCTAAGCTGCAGCTGGTCATACATCTTGGAGTTAACGGTTACCTTAGAGATGAATGCACAGCCATCACCAAGAAGCGGGATAATCTGCCATGCCTTCATAGAGTCAATGCTGGTTGAGACGTTGCCTTCGTATCCGTGGAAGTTAGCTACCCATGCTCCAACGCCAAGGGCAAAGACAGTACTGATGAACTCTGCTTGCTCGTCTACAAAGTTTGGAATCGTGCGCTCAAGCCAGTCATTCACTGCGTCTTCAGAACTTGAAAGGATTGTGCCTTCGTTCATGATCAGACTTGGAATCTCACTTGCAACCATAGAAGCTGGACTGATTGAGAGCCTGTCATACGAGTCAGCACCATTGTTGATGATGTAAGGCTGCTTGTAGTACTCATTATCATGCGTGAACCAGCCCCACCACAGCTGCTGGAACTTGTCCATTGATGTGTCAGGCGTAAATTTACGCTTCTTCAGATATCTGAGTGCCCATTCTGGCTTTTGGATAGTAATCTTCGACAAGGTGAGACCCCTTCTCTTTAAGTCAAGCTTCTGTCATTGATAAGCGTCATACACGCATAACGCACAGCGTCAATAGTGTGGTTATCAGCGTCTGGCAACTGTCCTGTGAGCTGGTTATCCTTTGTCATCACATATGAGTAATTGCTGAACTCTCGCGCTGCAGTAGCACAGCTGGAATCAATGACAATCTTTGCGCGGTACTGCAGCCACTTAATCGAGTTGTGGATGTTATGCGCACCTGTCTTGAGCGCACCGCGGGCGTTAATGCCATTGGCTTTGAAGTCAGCAATACTCTTTGGCTCTGCGCTATCGCACCACACCGTGGCGTATGGCTCAGCGTCTTCAATGACATCCTCCCCGTCTTTGAGCGCGTTACCCAGCTTCTCGCTTACAAGCTCAGCGGTATCTTGGTTTGAGAGTCCACACTTCACGAACTCGTCCAGGATGTAGAGTGTGCGGGTCTTTGTGTCGTAAGCAATCTTTACCCATGCGAATGGATCCTGTGAGAAGCCCCAGTCAACGCCGTAATAGTGATATTCAAGCTCTTTGCGCTCCTTGTGTGTGATGTCTCTCACCTCAACACGGGTAAAGACTTCAGAGCCAAAGCCTACTTGCTCGCCCAGCCACTCATGGCGATATGCTTCCTCGTCAAGCTCCTTAAGTGCTTCAGCGTCTTTTCTGACCTGCTCTGGTATCCACTCATGAGGAACATCCAAGTAGCTTGACTCAATGACACGCTCCGGGTGTGTTGAGAGCATGGTAGAGACGTGCTCATTTACCCAGGCATCACGAGAGCGTGGAGGGTTGTGGTCAAAGAATCGGAAGTACACAGAGCCTTCCGGAGCGTCACGAGTTACAGACTGCATAACCGTTCTGAGTTCGCCCCAGCCGTTGAACTGGTCTACCTCAGAGAACCACTGATAGGCGTAGTACGTGCCATTTGGTGCCTTGATTGCCTTGGTCTTCTGCGTATGGTCGCCACCACGGAAGGTAATGACTTGACCTGTTGCGGGGCGCGTGAGCTTGTACGGACTCTTAGACGCTCTCCACTCGTCGCGGATGTTCAGCTTGTCGATTGCCCAGAGCATCTGCTCAAAGACACCGTCTCCAATATCCTTGCCAATCTTTGGCATGATGAAAGCAGAGCGGTCCTTGTGTTCCATAAGTCCTTGCATGATCTCTAAAGAGACTGTGGAGCTTTTCAAAGAAAAACGCCCTCCCCTTAGCCACCATTCACCTCCTGCGTCTTGTGCGATTGCACGATGCAAGGAGAGAAACGGTGGTGCTAAGAGAAGGGCGAAGTCTGCCACGAATGGCTTCTCTTCTTCTTCCACATCTTCTGGAATTGCGTCAAGTAGCGTCCTGCCAATGGAAGAGATAGCAGTGACTGCAGTCTGATTTACGCCTGAGTCAGCAATAGACTCTTGCGCCATTGCGAATGTTTTACCCATGCCATTTAAGACTTGAGCGCGTGTGATAGTAACCTTCTTTGAAGCTCTCTCTTGTAAGTCTTGAAGCCTTGCCTTTATCTTGCTGTCAGCTTCGAGTCTGCAAGCAGCTTGGTCAACAGTATCTGGCTTCCACTTTGAGCGGTGCGGATAAGCTTCCAGCATTGCCTGTCGCTGACTCTTGCCAGCAACTCTTGCGAGCACATACTTCTCATGGTTTGCGTTTGTGAGTGGTTGCGTCTTCAATGCCTTTGACCTTTGCTTTTCGCTCCTTCTTCCTCTTCATCTTAAAGGCAAGCTGACGCTCCAAATTCTGCTTGCGTTCAAGCTCTTGTGTGTGCTTTCTCAAGTACTCACGCTCATCAAGCGCACACTCTTTGCAGAGTCCCCAACGCTTCGCATCCTCTGCATCAACCCACACAGGATGCTGCCCACACTTCTGGCACAAAGGCACAATGCCTTCTGTGCGATACCTTCCATAGCGATGGCGCACCATAGTGATTGCTTGTACCGAGTGTGTGGGAATAAGCTCGTGGAGTTCTTTGGCAGTCATGGAAGGATTGCGCCAAAGCGTCTCAAGCTCTGACCAAGTCCAGGACTGGTATGTTCGTCTCCCTCTTCTTGAAGATGATGAAAGAGATGAAACATTTATTTCATCTCTACTCTTACGCTTGCTCATTGAGCTTCTCCCTCTGGCTAAAGAGTCTGTACGCATGGTTGCAAACCATTTGTGGCTCACGTTGAAGCTTCCTAGAGAGCTTCTCTAGAATCGCAACAATGAGTGCATCTTCCTTTTCGCTCCAGATTCTGTGAGAGCGAGTGAGACTTGTCTTGCTCCTGAGTCCTTTGCTCCTCGCAAACACTTTGATGTCTGTGATTGAGCGATTAGGCATAAGACGCTTGAAGCCTGACCAAGTTGGTCCATGCTTGGGAACTTCGCGCTCAATGATTGCAATCTCTGCGTCCGTGAAGGGGGAGTGATCTAGTTCTTCATAGCTACGTCTGAATCCATTCACTTAAGCTCACCTCTTTCATAAAGAGAGCGAGTCATTTCTGCTCGCTCTCTCAATGCCATCTTTTTCAGTTCTCGCTCCGATACGTTTGGAGCGTGTGCGTTTCGCTTAAATATCGCTTTATCGCTATCTGAGAGACACGCTAAGGCGCAAACTCTCTTGCCATCAATAACTCCAGCCAAGGCACACGTAGAAGCGCACTCAGAGCCTGTGAAGGGGCATAGAAGATATTTAACCTGTTTAGGCAATACAAACACCTCCATTCTGAATAAATGTTGAATATGCGCCTTTGAGTTTTGCGGGCACTAAAATGCCAGTTCTACCTGCTTTGTTCTTTACTGTGTGCAGTGCTACCTCTTTGAATTGCGGGGTATCAATCTCACCTTTTGTGAGAATCAATGCTGCCCAAGACGCATAACCGACTACTCCTGAACCTCTGAACCAGTCCAAGGACGGTTCATCCTTTGCATCGAGCTTCTTAAGACTTGAGAGCACAAGGAAGGGTATCTGCGTATCAAAAGCAAGCATTTGGAGGTTGGTAGCAACTTGTGACACTCGTGTGTATTCTTGCTTGTCAATGTCTGGAGTGCCTGTCTGATATTGCTGAATGTAGTCAACGATGACAAGGTCTGGCTTATCGCCATCCACCATGACGGTGCGCACGATCTCTTCAATTTGTGTTGTGGTTGCTACGTTGTCAATGATTGCGAGATTTGGTGCAACCATATCCTCATAGATGGCAGCATCAGCAAGCACGGTATTAGAGTGTCTGGCATTGAACGCATACGCTGAGAGGTTCTGCAAACCTTCTGGCAGCTGTAACTCTGTGCCTGGACCTTTAATGACCGTTGACCACTCAAAGGGAACAACCGTGAGCCCTTGGCATTTGCGCCCTTGATTCTTCACCGACCAGCAACTCATGGAACGTGCGGTGATATTGCCCCACGTATCGTCCAGGGTGAAGTAGATAACACGCTTACCGCTTTCTGCTACCTCAGTTGCGATATGCACTGCAAGAGAAGATTTACCAGTAGAAGCTACACCACCAAGAATAGTGAGTCCTGGCATTAGACCGCCTGAGAGTGCATCATCAACGATTGTGTGCGTCTTGAGTGGCTCTTTGGCTGCAAGGTAGCATTCAACATCCCAGCCATATTTTGGGCGGTTCAGCTGGCGCAAATATTCAAACGTCATTTGCGTTCACCTTTGCCCTCATTGTTTTCCCAGTAGCTTGCAATACGCTCTTCTGGTGTGAGGTCATCAATAACCGCTCGCATCATCAAATCAAAGTCAGGTTCAGTCTCATAGATATAATCGAGCGTGCAATCCTTCTGCATGGCGGTCGCCGAGCGTTTAGCGAAGGCGTAGACCGCCATGACTGAAAACTTTTCTTCCCCGTATACGTAACAAGTAAGAGAGAGATTCTTTAAGGAATCTCTCTTACTATCTGTATTCTGATGTGTATCGGTTTTTGCTTGATTTTTGATACACCCCTGTATCGGTTTCCTATGGGTTTTTGATACACCCTGTATCGGTTTTTCGATACACCTATCAACAAACCACCAAAATGTTCTTAGCGGTGTTTTGCCGTCTGGCGTAGTACCAACTGACACGATCAGTTCACGTTCTTCACAATATTGAATGAATCGTTGCGCTGCTGGTACTGAACAATCACAAGCCTTAGCGATTGTGCGAACTCCAAGCCTAAAAGATGGAATGTCCCCAATGTCTCTGATTTGTGAGTAACAGAAGAGGAGCATGGTTGCCCTTGCTCCTCTTGTCTTGTCGCTAAAGTTCTCAATGATTCGCCCTAGATGGCACGCAGCTGTTGTGTCCAGCTTCGCCCATCCGAGACCGTCTGTGTAATCAGCCACGTGCCACCTCCTCTCTTACCTCATGGCTGCTCTTAGAATGGAATATCCTCGTCTGCAAGCTCAACGGCAGGCGCAGGAGCGTCAATGACTGCATTAGCTGCATTGTCACGTGCATCTTTGACTTCATCAGTTTCGTAAGGCTCTGCAAACTTGGCATCAAAGTTGCCTTCTGCAGCGTCTTTGCCTGGAATGAATGCGTTGACATCAACAGCTGTCTTGACCTTGCCCTCGCTGTTGACGTAAGAGCGGTGACGGATGACAACGCCCAGAAGCTTGCCAACGAGTGTCTGCTCTGCTCCGTCCTTGTCCTCATAGACAAATGCCTTTGCACCCTTGCCCTGGGCAGTGTTCTCAACTGCTTCTGTGAGTGCCTTGTAACGCTGCTTGCCAAAGTCAGTTGTGCCTGTGAAGTAAATGCGGAAAGAGTGTCTCCAGTCGTTTGTGGTGTCTGCAAGATCCTGTGCGAAAAGAAATGACTTAGTCTCGCCGTTCCAGATGTCATAGACGAACTCAAGATATGGCTTTTTCTCGTCTGTGTGGTCCTTAACACGTACAATTTTTGCAACGTATCCGCCCGGCTCGAGCATGGAAGAGCCACCGCCGTTAGAAGCAACTACCTTGTCAAAGTTACCGAATGCTTTCATGATTTTTCTCCTTAGAAAATAGTGGATTAAATAAATAGGGAATTAAGCGAGTGCTTTCATATCCCAGTAAGAACGAATGGTGCTATCAACCTCTTTGAGGTCATTGTCGATGACGAGCTCATCGAACATACCCATAGGGGATTTAGCAGGCGTAGAGCCGTCTGTCTGTGTGATGAAGTGGTATCCTGTGTCATCACGCTCTGTGATGAGAACGATTGGAAACATTCCCTCAATACAGAGTTGGTTGTCGAGCATTTTGCCAATGGTCTTAGGCTTCAGCCTTCCTGCATCGTCATAGTCAGGATGCATAAAGAAGTAAACGATTGTGTCATCGTTTGTGTTGTTAGCAGCTTCCAATAATTGCTCAAAATCAACTGCCATAGACGTGAACTTGTCATAGCCTTTCTCATTAGCCTTAGCAAAGCTTTGGAATGCCATGAGATAGTTCGCATCGTCGACTACATACGCTTTAAGCTTGTTAGCCTTAAGCGATTGCTTCATCTGAGTGTAGGTTGGATGGTCAACTTTGCTCATCTTTCCACGGAAGGGAAGTGGTTTGCCTGCTACGTTGAAAATGCCAATCTCTCCAGGCTTAAAGTTCCTTAAGCTAGTTGACTTACCTGTGCCGGAATGTCCGAGCACGAGTACTGATACTCCCATGATCTACTCCTTTCTAAAACTTGTATTCCTTCTCTGGGTGCCCTGCTTCGTGGTATTTGCCGTGCAAGCCATTGGCTCTGACGCACTCCATGAACGCTGGCATTCTCGACTCATAGACGCAGACATACTCGTGGTAAAACTCCACGTATTCTGTGCCAGGAGCTGTTGTGTGCTTCATGGTTGGCTTGCGCTGATAGAAGTCCCATGCGGTCGAGTGGACCGCATGGAATTGAGCTGGTGTGTACGTGTAAAGCCCAAAGCAGACCGAGTCATAATCAATGCGCCATATTCTGAGTAACCGCACATCTTCTGCATTGGGCTCAACGTACTCAGTTGGCTCTAGCTGCTTCATCTTGCTCAGCTTCTTCATCTAACGTAAAGCCAATGTTTGCTTTCTCTTTGGTTGGGTAGTACTTGGAAGCATGGTTGCAGTAAGGGCATCTGATGCGCCAGCCATGCTCATCGTGTTCAAGTTCAAAGGCTGTGTCTCCCCAACCTTCATTGAGACATTTAGGACAACCCATTAGTACCGCTCCATATAACAGCCTTTGAAGCGTTTCCATTCAATGATTGCGATAACCGCGTCAGCCTTCCTTGAGCAGTAATATCCAAGACAGACGCCTTCATTCTTTGCAACTTCCCTAAGCTGCTTCATCGTCATCTTCTCAAGACGCTCTCTGTCTTCTGCTTCTGTTGTCATTAGTGCTCCTTTCTGACAAACCTGCTTGTGAGGATGAATGTGAGCGCAACCGTTCCAACTCCAGCTGCAACCGCAATGACTGCGTCATCTCCTGTTGCTGGCAAAGCTGCTTTCTTTGCTTTCTTTGCTTTCTTTACCTTCTTCACTGGATTAGCTGGCTTTGCTGGCTCTGGTTGTGGTTCTGGCTCGCTATCTTGTGGCGTTGGCTGTGGCTGTGGTCCTGGATTAGGCTCTGGGGTGGGTGTTGGCTCTGGAGTCTCTGGCTCAGTTGGCTGTGGACGATTGTCACCGTTGCCGTTACCACCAGAATCAGCTGCTACATAAGTCCAGACGCTCGATGCTTGCTTCTCGGCTGAGTAAAGCGTGATGGAGTTCTTAATACGTGGATTCTTAGTTGTGCGGTAGATGAGGAAATACTGCTCGCCATTAGCCATTGCATTGTGGAGGTTCAGAGTGAACGTAGAGCCGTTAATGGTTGGCTCGTCAATTTGCACTGGGTTCCAGCCATAGGAATCGTCGATTGCGCCGTATTCGTCCATATGGACGCGGTAGAGCTTGAAAGAGCCAGGAACATAAGAGCCAGCTTCGATACTGTCTTCCAGGATGACATTGGTAAGGTTCATCTGATTGACGTTCAGACGCACTTTCCATTCAATGGTGTCTGCGTCTGTGTCTGCCACACCCCACTTAGCAATGACCTCGCCTGTAAGCACGTTAGGACGCTCAGTGTGAACTGTGAAGCTTGCAACTTGACCAGTAGAGGTCTGAACGATTCTCAACTCTTCATGATCTAGTCCGTTATCTTCGCCAATCCACGTTGCAAGCCAGATAGAACCCTTGATGTTGTCCTTACCTTCAACGTAGTTCGTAAAGGTTACATGACATGTCTGAGTGAGTGGGTTAATCTCAGCAACTGCGCAGACTTCACCGTCTGGCGTGTAAAGGTTGAAGCTTGTTGCTGCACTGTCTGGGAAGCGCAGAAATGTTGGAAGCTCGATGTCGAATGAATCGCCGTTATGCAACTCTTGCCCCGTTGCGTCCCAGTTAATGTTCATGTAGAACTGAGAATGCAAGCCTACTGAGTTGACTGGTTGCTTCTCTAAGTTGGTTACTTGGAAGCTTGTGAGCTGGACTGGTACCGTCTGAGCCTGTGCAAATACTGGCACGCATACCAGCACCGCGAATACAGCAACAGCCAGCCACTGAAGAAGTTTCTTCATGGTTAAAGCCTTTCTATTTGGTTGTAAAAATAGGGAATTTATGCGCTCATAACAAAAGCAATACCAGCGAGAATGCAGAAAATTAGAATAATTGTATCTTCAGCACCCATACGAGTCTCCTTTCTATTAGATTGTGAAAAAATATGGAATTAAATAAATACTGATTTATTGCAGCAAATCGTGACTTCCTGCAATGAATGCTGCGAGCGTCTCAAGTGTCATTGTGACGTAGGTGTCACCGAAGCTTTTCTCGCCAACGCCTTTGCGCTTGTGGACTACTAAGCCGAACTCCGCGTCTGCGTTTCCTCGCTCTGTCTCAGCTTCTTTGAGCCACTTTGGCAGCTCCATTCTCGTGCAGTTCTTGCACTCAACAACGACTGGGAGACCGCGAAAATACACTCCTGCAATGTCTCCTCTGTCGTGAATGCCAGCTGTGGTTCTGCGCTCAATGTCAGCTCCTAAGCGTGAGCTAAGGTACTCTGCGACTTGACGCTCAAACGCTGTGCCTTTTTGCTTTTGCTTGCTCAATCTTTCACCACCCATGGGTTTAGCCGTCCTCTCACTGCCCTAGCTCCACAGTTGGGGCAGTACATGGGAAAACGCGGTATACCAGATGTTTCGTTCCACATCTGCCCACAATTCCCGCAGTGACTTGTATAGCGTGGTGGTGCATCAATGCCGTCATCTTCACGCTCTTCAACGCCTTCACATGTAGGGTCGATTAAGTCGGCTAGGCGGGTGAAGATGCTCGTATAGTTTGCGTGACCAGGACCTGTAAAAAGCTCATCTTCTAGTGCGCTACGGAATTGTTCTATGCACTGTACTGGTGGACAGCAGTTGGCAATGTAGCGCAGACCTTTTGCGACGTCGCGACGCTCATCAGATGTGACTCTACTCATTGTTATCACCTAGACGCTCTAAGTCGTTAGCGATATGAACCAATTCACGCGAAGTATACGGTGACATTTCGCTATGGTCATTTCTTAATACATCTCTAATACGTTGAGCAAGTGATTTGGCTGTTACAGGCTGTTTGTGGGTGAACGATATGGGAGAAGAATAAGTACCAACGCTCAATTCCCCATCCCTGACTAAAACTAGCCATTTGGCGTCACCATCGAAAACGATTTGATAAACTTCATGCCTTAGATCATCCTCGCCATACACCACATCGCCAACTCGGATAACCTCGCCGTCTTTATCCACGGGCAACTCAAGCATGTTTGACGTGTCGCAGAGTTCAAGGATACGGGCTGCCATTGCTTGACAGCCTTGTAAAGTATCCGTGCTCTTTGGCAATGGACTGCCAAGCAGACATTCATATATCGATGGACTTGCCATGGTGTAATTTTTTACCCGCTCAGCAATCTCCTCACGCTCTTGTTTAGTTAGCATCATTGCTCCACTCTAATATTTGTGCACATGTAAAATTTATCCGCGTCGAAATACGGCATTGAGGTAATCGCTGCTTTGCTATCGTCGCTTAAGCTCTCCCACCACGCTTGACGGTCTACTTTCTCGAGATACAAGAACCCGCCGGTAGTCTCATGCTCTGGGTGTGCTGCCTTTTCATCGTCTGTCATATACTCGCTATATTTCCAAGTAAGACAGTCTGACAGTATATTGCAGAGCAAGCCATAAGCTCTTGACCACTTGAAGTCACTAAATGTGATGTCCGTTTGGTGGTCAAAAAGACGAACTGTAGGTTCGGCTGTGTTGCAGTAGCCGGAGTTCCAGTTGCCGGAGTTCCAGTTGCCGGAGTTACAGTTGCCGGAGTTCCAGTTGCCGGAGTTACGGTTGCCGGAGTTCCAGTTGCCGGAGTTCCAGTTGCCGGAGTTCCAGAGACTACTTATTTCATCGGCAGTTAATTCGCGCAAAATCTTAAGCCTGCGACCGACGCTTTTATTTCCTTGCGTCTGTACTGCACCGGTGACG